GGCATAGATAGCGCCGGTTCCTGTGATCTTCCACCCAGTACTCCCAATAACGTAATTGGCGCTCTTGATATCTCCGTTTACTACGAGAGAGGCACCGGCCACGATGTTCGTCGCTCCAAGCGTCCCCCGGACCGTCACGTTGTTGAACTCTGCGTTGCCATCCCCGAGGATCTGGAACCCGGACGTACCGGCTACGAAGTTCACGGATTGGATTACCCCATTCCCCCCGGTCGTTCCGAGTGTGATCGTCTTCGCGTTCAGGGTTGAGGTCTTCAGCGCGGTACATGAGATCGTGTCCGCCGTGATCTGCCCGCCGTCGATTGTCGTAACTCCCGCCGTCCTCCATCCATCCACCGTGAAGATACCCTGGACTGTGACCTGCCCGGCGCCGATCTGGACCGCCATGTTCTGGACCACGGCCCGGGTATCTGATGCCTTCGCAAAGGAATCCGATAGGTCTTTTGTGGCGTTGGCGAGCTCTAATGAGATTTCCTCGGGCTTTGAGAGGTTCGTATCGACGGATACAATCTTGACATTCACGAGCAGGTTATTCATATCTGAATTGACAACCCGGACGATCTGCCCGACGGTGAACTCCTCGAAATCGAAATCAAAATCCCGGTGTTCGGCGAGATTCACCACGTCAACGGTGTAGTAGTAGACCGGGTCCTTATTGTCAGCGAGGTATTTCTGTGCCCAGAGTAACAGGGTTGAAGGGTGCGTGATTCTTTTATCGGTGATCCGCTTGATCTTCACGCCATACGCGGTCTGCGAGGGCACGTTCTCGATATACTCATAGGTTTCCCCGGCATCGATGAGCGTTACCTGGGCTTCGGTTTCCCCGTACCCGTACGCATAGACTTTATTGACGATGTTGGTGAAATCCCGTTTCCGAGTGACTCCTTTCATATTCTTCTGGTACCGGATTTCCCGGACGGGACTCCCCGATGGTTCATTATACCAGTTCAGGTGCCGATCGGCATCCACCTCCATATACCCGCCAAGGTATTCGACGCATTTCAGCAGCGCCGCGAGCAGGTTTGTGTTCTCGATGGCGAACGCGAATGAGGTCGTTGGCTGGATGGTCCCGACCGTGATCGCCGGGACGTGCTCCTGCAGGGCGAGCAAAGCAGTGACAATCTGCGTTGGTGTCTTTGGCGTGGCTGTCGTATCATAGGAAATATTCTCCTCTTCCGCGAGCTGGATCATCGCGCCGGTATAGTAAACCTCAACGATGCTGCCTGACGAATCCCATTTCTCGGTGGCTTCTCTGAGAATATACAGTCCTTCCCAGCGATCCTTGACGGTATTCCAGATTTTTACATCATATGCTGAGGTGAGAAATACCGCTTTTGCGTCGTCCGCCGGCAGGGAAAATGAAAGTGTCGGGGTCTGGTTGACCTTCTCGGTGCGCTGGATATTGAACGCATTTTGTAGGTATGCCGCCTTTGCCCCGGCATTCGTGAATGCCCAGACCTGATAGGTCATATCAGCTGCCTTGTTGGCGGAGTGAAATTAGCAGTCCACCGGGCAATTCCTTTTGAGACTCGCACTTCGGCCAGATAACCCGTGAAATATTGGGAATCATATTCCTGCCGTCCAATACTCAGGACACCTGCAACATCGGCCATTGCCGAAGAGGATGCCCCGGGAGTTCCACCAACCCCATTAAGGTATACAACGAAGGATGTCCCGTTTCTGACCAGCGCAATGTGGTTCCATGCGGAAGCCGTAAATGCACCGCCGGCATCAATCGCCAGAGTGGTTCCGGTATCATAAAGAGATGGTGTACCTGTAGCAGTGTATATAACCCATCTCGAACCAGACGACGGGGATTGACCGATCAACATCTGGATTCCTGAGGTTGTGTCACACCACATCCAAAAATCTACGGTAAGATTCCCAGTACCAAAGTTCCAGTCTTCACTATCTGCAAGGGTCAGATAATCCCCTGCACCGTCGAAGTACCCCGATGAACCTTTAAACCTAGACTCGGTTGTTGAAATTGCCGCGCCGCCTACAGTTGTGACGGCTTTGTGAGACGGCGAGTCGTCGTAAAAGACCGTTGCTCCGTTTGCGCCGTTCATCCTGAGGTATAACATCGTGAAACTGTCAATCCCAATGGGTCGTATCAATCGCATCCGGTCACCTCACGGATACACGAATATAATCGAAACGGTGAGGTCGTGAGCGTCACCGGTGCCGCCTTTTGTCACAGAGAGTTCGATTGCCTCTCCATTGTTGATATCGTATGCAGCCGTGACGATATCGACAACCGTGCTGTACCACGTCGCATCTGCCGCGATTGTGAGACCGTCTGCTGAGGTATTGAGCTCCGTGGCGTTGATGAGGACGGTGGCTTTCCCGTGAGTGGCGTGGCTGTCATGGACTTTCGACCAGACTTTATACCGGACTGCATAGGCTTTTGACTTGTTCCAGAGGAGAACGGTATTCAGGTCGGAGAGAATCAGTGCTGTGTTTGCCGCATCCTCATAGTATCCGTTCACGGCGATATCTACCTGCTCGACGCGGGTGAAGTCCCCATACCAGAGTTCCGTAAGGTCCCCGTCTCCGGTCGTGAGCGGTGCACCTGCAATCGTAAGGAGGTTTGAGGCAATCGCCGTACAGACCGCATAATAATATGATCCGCTGAGCTTGAATTTGATCGGGTATCCGACGAGGATCGATCCTGTCAGGTCGGAAGTCATCGTAATGGTTGACGTGCTCGCAGCCTGATCATTGAAGGCCGTTGTCTGAATCCAAGCCGCACCACCTCCGGCGGCTGCCGCCCATGCTGCAGTTCCCCCGACAACCGTGAGTACTTGCCCCGCAGACCCGATTACTACCTTTCCTGCTGTGTTCGCGCCAGTCCCGACCACGAGATCTCCAGTGGCATCCCAAAGGGTATCGGTTGCCAGCGGGTTTGCGGGGGCTTTCCCGGATTCGTGGGCGGCGATATTATCGCAAATCTGGTCATAGATCCCAGTCGAGAACATGACCGCGATTTTTGTACCTGAAGACCATGCCTTTGCCGCGCCGATTGATCCATCGGCCTTGACACCTCGGGTTACCCCGGTAAGGTTGCCAGCGCCGGATGTACCCGAGGCGCCGGTGATCGTGATCTCTTCTGTATTCGCTTCCGTTGCGTCATCGAATCCGAGCACAATTCCTTTTGTGATCAGGGTACTATCCGCATCATAGAACCGCGCCAACTCCGCTACCGGAATTGTCACTGTACCAGCAATGATATCACCGGTTATCGTCGTCGAAACACTGTTCTTTTTCAGTTTCGCTAATACTGCATAAGTCATACTTTTTTACACCTTCCGGTCTCGCTTGGAGACCACTAATCTGATTGTTCTTGATCCTTCCGAATCTGTGTAGATCACCCAATTCGTGCCGGGGAAGATTGAAGGGAAATCCCCGGTAAAGTTGGCAATTGCATTGACCCCGTCGTTTTTCACGGTGAAGTCCCGGCCATCAAAACAAACGGTCTTCCCGGCTGCGAGTGTGCCGGTGAATGTAAACGTCCATGAATCGATCTGCCGGAGCTGTGCGTAGAGATCTGCCGTCGTGTCGAGATAAGATTTGAGGTTTTGATCAATCCGGAGCCGGGCATAGATATCTGAATTGGTATCCGTATATGCCCGCAGGAGCTGCGATATCTGCAGGCGGGCATAAGCATTGGATTCAGAATCAACATGCACCTTACAATTATGCCCGATCTGGAGCCGGGCATAGACATCCGCACCGGAATCAATGTATGCCGCCAATGCGAGGAGCAGGGCTGCATGAACATCACTTTCGGTATCCAGGTATCCCGAAAGGTTGTTGGTGATCTGGAACCGGGCGGCGATATCAGACAGTGTGCCAACAACAGGGGAGGATATAATTGTCGTGCGGGAATACCGGCGATCAAGTCCCGCCCGGTCGAGCTGTTCCCGCCCCCACGACCATTGGCCGGTAATGGTGTTCCTGACTTTCAGGAGTTGGTCAATCCGAAACCGGTCAAATACATCAGCGGAAGAATCAAGATGGGCCGAGAGGAGGGCAGGGATACCTATACCGCCCATACGATCCATCTTGGATCCGCGATCTAAGGTATCCCTATCCAGTCGCATTCTTCAGCCGCCTTCAGACCGTGGCCTGTGTGAGCCTGACCTTGAGTTCTCCTGCCGGGAATTTCACCGGGTCGTTAAGTTGGACTGACCGGCTGACTTCCAGCGGTCCGCAGGCGATCATATCACCGCCCGGGGCAAGCTGATTGTAGATCGCCATGTAGTCCACGGTTCCCCATGCACTGCCGGCGATACCGAAATCCACATCGGCAGTGTTGGTGATCGTGCCGGTCGGGGATGCAAACGTAGCTGCGCCCCATGTGACGGCCTCACGGGCATAATCCGTGGCCGGGGGATCGGCAAGTTCAGTGCCAGCCCCGAGTGGATTTCCATTGAACAGCGCTACGTAGACCGTCGGCATTGTCCAGCTGGTCTTTCCCATTGCGTGATCAAGTACTTTCTTGATCGCAAATTCTGAGAGTCCTTCATAAACCATGTTTTAAGTCACCTCGTAATTGACTTTAACTGTGAAACCAACTACCGGGTTGGCACCGTTGTTCGTAAAGCAAAACTCTGCGGGTGTTTCGATATTCCCGGAAGAGGATATTGCCGTTCCGGGAACACTGCCGGATGTCGTGATGTTGATAGTGGTCGCATCCTCCGGCTCGTAAGCGTAGGGATCATCTGCGATCAGGTCAAGCGTGAATTCCGAGCATCCGCACCACGCCCGGTCGAATGGGATCTGACCATTATACCGGACGAGATACTTCAGGCCGGGAGAGTCATCGAATTCCAGTTCAAGGCTGCGGGGTCTTCCGTACACGTGCACAAGCACCCGTGCGAATACCCGGATCAGGGCATCCAGTGCGGCTGCATCTGAATCAAACCAGTATAACCCAGCCCTGCCGGGGATCTCAATTGTTCTATCCCGTGTCCCCGGGAGCATTGGTTGTCCTGGAGCGTATGCCAGCGTCACCCCGTAGGTACTCGCCGGCACCCCGTCGATTTTGAACCCCCCGTTATCCGTCATGTCGTCGATCCCTTGCCTTGGTTGGTGCGGGTAATCAAGCCATGGAGTTCCTGTGCGACGAGTTTTATGTCGTTGTCATTCCGGACGTTGAACGTGTTGCCGGTGATGGTGATGCCCCCTGCAGCCCCGCCACCGCGTGAGAGTGGTATGATGGCCTCGGGTCCTGCCTCTCCCACCATGGCGAGCGTTGGGGACGTAACGATGGCACCCGCTGCCAGCCGGGGGATCTGTGCGATATTAAACCCTAATGTCCCCCCACCCAACCAACCCGGAATATCAATATGTATCATATTGATACCCCGGATCATGGAATTGATACCATCGATTACGAGATTGACTGCCCACTTGATTCCCCCGACCATAAGATCAATAGTGCCAGAAATCAAACTCCATGCCCCACTTACAACACCGGTCATACCGCTCCAAAGGGTACTCCACGCAACTCCAAGAATCGCTGTTGCCGCCTCAATCCATTTGAATTTTTCTTCCAGAATAATGAGGATCACAACAATCGCCGCAATTGCCGCGATTACTAGAACGATTGGATTCGCAGCTAAGAAGAGCATCGCGGCATTGACCAAGCCGATCATCGCGGGAAGCTGGGTAAGTGCCATCATGAGCGGGCCGGCGGCTGCCAGCGCCACTCCCAACCCGTCGAACGGTTCAAGTACCGTACCGGCCGCGAGTGTGAGTTTTTCCAGCTCTACTTTGAGAGCAGTGGTTGTTCCGATCCCTGCGTTGGCAACGTCCATGTATTTTTTTGTCGTGCCTTCGAGTTTTGCCGAATTGACTTCGTTTTTGGAGAGTTCTTCCGTAGTGATCCCGAGAGCGGCATTGAATGCAGCGGTTTTATCGGTTCCGTCAACGGTTGCCTTTTCCATCGCGGTGAATCCCGCTTGGAGCAGGGTGAGTGCTGCCCGCCCCTTGATACCCTTACTTTCCAGCGTCATCAGGACGGTGATAACCTCATCCATCGACATCCCGGATGCCTGAATATTCGGGGCCATGCGTTTCATCGCGGCGGAGAAATCTTCAAGGCCGAGAGTACTGTTTTTCATCATATACGTGAGGGAATCGGTGTGCTTTCCAACATCGGTGAGGGGAATGTTGAACGCATTCAGGGCGGGGATCATCATTTCCGTTGTAGCATCTGTCGTATTCCCGGTCGCATCTGCCAATGCGTCCATACCCCCAGTAACCAGAGAAAGATCAGAAGTGGATTTTATACCTGCCCGCGAGAGAAGATCAAAAGTTGCAGTGACTTCTGATAGTGGTGTATCGGCGGACGCTGTTGCTATAGCAAGGTTCCGCAATTCTTCAGTCGTCACTCTCATGGTGATCGCGGTTGAACCAAGCCCGGCATTGGTTTTGAGAGCGGACTCTGACAGGCCGGTGATGCCAATACCAACACCAGTTAGGGCGATGCCTGCTTTCAACCCCCAGTCCTGAATTACTTTAGTGCCCCGGTCGAATGCCTGTTCCTGTGCGGTGAGTTTCGCGTCAACCTGCCCGAGTCCTTCAACCAGTCCTTTGATATCGGCAGTGATCGGGAACGCGATCCCGTTGATGAATGCCTCAAATCCCATTATTTCTTACCCCCACACCACAACATCAACGTATCATAGATCCGCTGTGCCTGACTCCGGTTGTCGGGTTTCCCCTGCTTTACCGGCTCTACAGACTTGAAGAAATCACTGGGTTGCTTGATGGGTTTACCGCCTAGCATGTTATGCAGTTTTGCCGCTATCAGACCAAACCGTTCATTTTCCATCTTTGTCTGTCCCTCCTGCCACTTGATCCGGGTGTTAATGTATGGGATGAACTCCGCCGGGGTCAGATCCCAGAACTCCGCCGGGGTCAGACCGCCTATCCCATAGGCAAGGTGTTCGCACTCTCTGATGTATTCCCCGAGGCTTTTTTCAGGATCGCATTCTGGTTTCCCGTATCAGTCCCCCCTTTGTCTTTGAGCCACACCCCGGCGGCCAGAATGCGTTCAACCTCTGATACGAACGCCATCATGCCTTTTTCGAGGATATAATCTTCACAGAGATCTCCGGCCTGATCGATGGTGATGCTTTCATTGCCGTATGCATTGATGCCGGCCCAGATCAGACCACGGCAAGCCGGGAGGGACTTGTCCTTAAAATCCTGAAGTGATCCGATTTTGTTGTATTCCGCCAGTGCGTTGAAGCTGATACGGAGATTGTGGACCTTCCCGTTTACCGCAAAAATTGCATGGTTTCTTCCGTCGCTCATGTGTCACCTTACGGGTGTGCCGTGTTTCCGAGTGCGAACCGGAGCCAGTAGATCTTCGGGGTCTTGTTGATCTCGGTTTTGACAATTGAGACATAAGTGACCGCCCCGGTACCCGTATTCAGGGGGATTGATCCCGAGGGTACTCCCGTTGCCACGATAGTCCCGTTCACGTAGATCGTGCCTGCGGTTGCCGTTGGGGTGATGATAACAGAGGTATTGTCTGAGTACGCCTCAATGTCGTACTCATAGACTGCCGCTGCTGCTGCCGGAACCGGAGTGAGCGCGTTAGGCGGGGTGTCGTCGTCAATAATCGTAAAGAACGTGGTTGTGAGTCCGGCTGCCCACGTCGTGACCGGATCGGAGAACCTGCCGTTCACGGTGACTTCCATCTCGATTACTGCCGGGCCATCTCCATCAGCAACCAGTTTGCTCTTGGCGATCTGCCCTTGGAAATTGAACGAGATCCCCCCGGGAGCCGGGCCAAAGGAGGGTGGCATGACGATTGTCCATGTATAGAAGGTACGATCGTAAATGTTCCCGAGGAGTGTATTCTGTGCGGTCGAACCGGTATATTTGAGCTTGAACGCCAGATTGTCGTTGTCGATCCACGATACCAGTTTAGTCTTCACTCCGCCGATATTATTCTGTGCGGAGGTGTCCTTTACATCTGCTGATTGCCCCGGGGTGCTTGGCTCGAACATTTCTCCGAGGACAAGACCGTTCTGCATTATGAACGTCCCGAGGGTTGATTTTGCTTCTTCAGTCAATTTTCTCACCTGTAATCATAATGAATCATGAAATCCCGGTGCTCCATGTAGATCGGAGGCACGAGATCCGTGTTCTCATCCGGTACTCCGCCGGCATCCTTCACACTGACGACATAGACGTTGCTTGTGCCGGCTGTCAGTATGGTATTCGTCGTGCGATGCAGGCAGTTGGCGATCAGCTCGGAGAGGTTTTCAGCCGTCCCGTCATCCGCCGCCCATGCCGTGCACTGGATCCGGGCATGTGCGTACCGGCCCGTGCTGGTGTCATCGTCCCGGATCTTGTCGATGCGTGTGACGGTGATCGCTGGAAATGTGGGATTTGCCGGGAGGTTGCGCCGGTATACCCGCGTCAATACCACGGTAGATACCGGGGTATCCGCTTTCAGTTTCGTGATCATTGCCAGCACGACATCACGCACGGCCTAGCGCCTCCAGATAGATCTTCTGGTACTTCCGGAATTGGGTATCCAGCGGGGGCCGGAAGTACGGCCGAGGTGCCTGATTGTAAACCCTGCCGAGCTTGTCCGGGCCGGCGAACCCGAATTCCAGTCTCTTGGCGTAAGGGAGATCTGTTCCGACCAGTGCCTTGTCAGAGGAGACCATTTCGACATGGATCGACCTCCGGAGGGTGCCGGTTTTATATGGCGCTCCTTCCTGCACGTCGTTCTTATACTCATTCGCAGCGAGTTTCAGGGCGGTGGACTGGTTCTTTTCAGCCATCTTCCCGAGGTCACCGAATGCCCTTTTGAGTTCTGCCATGCCTTTGATCTCAGCCATCATTTCCCCCATGGTGAGAACCGGATGGCCGCATCAACGAACGCAATAATGAAGATTACAACCGCCGTGGTCTTGTTGAATATCGCATCTTTCCATGTCTGAACGGCCTTTTGAGTGCTGGCACATTCTTTCAGTTTCTGGATCTCTCCATCCTGAACGGCAAAGTGCTCCATACATTTTGCATACTGATTTTTGAGGAGACCTTTAATTTCCTGGACTTCCCCGGTGAGATCCTCCACTCCCTTTTTTGTAAGGGCGATGTTCTCAATATCTTCCCGGGTCATTTCGAATCCGGACATTACACCCCTCCTGATGCAAGGTTACAGTCCAGCACGGTGATCGAGTTCGCATGCCCGGGTGGACTGGCATACTGGATCTGATACGTCACACCATCCACTATAGCGCGATGAAGCCGCGTAATTGTGGGATAGACACCATTCAGCGCGATCCGGTGCGTGGTGATGCCGTACTCGTTCTCTCTGCCCTTGACCTCCCGACCCGAGCTGAGCGCGATGCTACAGGGGATATCCACGTGCCCGGCAAGGTTTGCCCACGTCTGCGTGGGCTGCCCGTAAGTATCCATGCCATCGACGTATGCCTGGATCGTGCAGAGTGACGGATGAAAATTGGTAGTTAGCGCTGCATTCCTCCGGGAATCGATGAACGAACTCTGCATAATCACCTCAGATCAAGATACGGATCGTCTGCATTCGGTACGATCTCAACACCACAGGACACAGTGGTTGTTCCGTCACTGGAGAGTCCTTTCTCCCGCCAAATCTTCGCGGTTGCCTGCAATGCCGCCGCCGTTGCCGCGCCATTAGTTTGGAGTCCATTGTTTGTGATGTTCTTGAGTACATATGCCTGATTCGCCGCGGTAACTTCCAGAGCATCCGCCGCGGCAAGAAACACATTCTGACTGTTTGCATCAAGAAAAGACTGGATCTCTGTATCAGTGAAAATGGCGTTCGCTGTATTGATCACCGTATTCCCAAGGGTGTCCCGGGTTCCGGTATCCTGTGCATACTTTCGGGTCTTTCCCAACGTTGTGGTCGGATCGTAGGTGAATACCATAGTAATTCACCTCACGGTATGCCCAAGGTTCCTCGGATCTCGATCAGAACTGCTATCTGAACCCGCTGTTCCTCGATGAGCTGCTTAAGCAGCATATCCGTGACCATCGGGCCGTTTGGGATCTCCGTTGTTGGTATTGTTTGTGGCATCTCTCAATCCCTCCCGAAAAAGGGATTGATTAGGCACCGCTCTGCAGGTACGTGAAGCGCGGGTCCATTGCGGTGCCGCCGATTACATCACGCACACGGTACATGATATTATCGGTCTCAAAGTCACCCGTGAAGGGTGAAGAGAGCCCGCCGCCACCGACTGCGACCTTGTTGCTGGCTTTCATGACGACTTCGGGGGTTTCCTGCCCACGAAGATATCCGACTTCAACAGCGGCACCACGGGTGGGATCTGCAAACAGATACCATGCAGTTGTACCATGTGTGGTATCGATAGTCTCAAACCAGTCATTTATACGAAGTTGAAGTCCCGTTTGTGGGATAACGTTCGTTGTTGGGACCGGAATACCAGCACCTGCTCCGACTTCTGTCCACTGCTTCAGTGCAGAGGTCAGGATCGCCCGGGCCGTGAACTCCAAGGATGGAGGAACCACAAGGTACTTTGGACGGATTTTGAGGGGTTTGCCACTCGGACTGGTCTGCCTCTTCATGAGAGCGATGGTAGTTTCGAGGTTGGCAATTGTCAGCGGGAGAACGCCGAGGTTATCAATTGTCTGCCCGCAATCCACAATAGCATTACCATAGAGGGATGCATTACCATCTCCGGTAGCAGCTGCAATTAGACTCGCTGCCCGGAACGCTTCGGTATCTTTTGCGGCATTTGCCATCTCTTGTGGGATATCATTGAATGCTCCAAGGGAGTCGTTCATGATCGCTTCCCAGCTGATATCGAACTGTGCACCGTACTTCTTGACAGCGTAGGTGTATCGACAGTTGGTCGGTTTGTACGGCAGGTACTCACCCTTCTCAGGGACCTCCGGGAGTAATGGGTCTTTTCCGCTGAGTTTCTCACGTCTTACCGTGTTGAAATCCGGAACTGATCCGATCTTGACGTAATCCTGCCAGCGATAGAGCGGATCCTCCGGCTCGCGGTAATTTGCGAGCAGCTGCCGGTCGATGACCTGACCGAACAGGTACGGGAAATCCGAGATCGTGATCGCCTCTTCAAGCCGGGCCTCATGCATCCGCTTTGAGAGCCGGTCTTTGTTCACTAGAAGATCGACGGTACGGGCAAGAGTCCCCTCATCAATCCTCTGTCTCCGTGCAGTGACGAGTCCATTCCAGTACCCGTCGTCTACTTCCATGAATCTTGTTTCTGCCATTTTCAGTTGCCTCCTTTGGTCAGTTCAGGTTCCTTCGCCTTCTGGATCGCCTCTTCGGAACCGATGTCCCTTCGGAGCGCTTCATTCTCGTTTACCGCACCTTCTTGCATGAGGATCTGTTTTTCAGTATCTTCGAGTTGCTTTTGCAGAACCATGCGCTTAACGAGGAGCTGAAGTAACTCCTTATCGAGACGTTCCCGGCGTTGAATCTGATTCTCTTTGATCAAGGTCTCCGACTCTCCTTACACCCATGCGATGACGGGGATACAGTATCTCACACCGTTGATGATGATTGGGATCTCGAAAGCCCGGTTCACGTTGATTGAGGTGACGTCTGCTTTCAGTCCAGCGCCTCTTCCGATCTCGGTCTGGAACCAGCCTTGAAGTGTGCCCAGTGTGCCGTCACCCATGATCTGGATGGCGGTCTGCATTGCTGGAGCTGCACCGGGAACGCCTCCCATGTTGATCGAGACACCGATTGACTCCGCAAGGGATGCCATACCCTCAAGGGAAATGGCCACATACAGGCCATAGGCCCGGGTGAGAACGCAATCGACATGGTTGACATGTGTCTGGAACCGACCTGCATAGAGGTCGCCGCCTGTTGAGTGCTTGTCATTTTCAAGCCGCATGTAGATACCGCACATGTCTTCATCGACAGCCAGAGCATTGGCAAGACCGATGAAACACTTCATCCACGCGTACTCGAGGCCCCAGGATTCCTGAGCTTCCCCGCCGGTTCTGTAGGATGCAACATCGATCTCGTGGTTGTCGATGGAGTTTACCTGGTTTACGAGGGTGAGACTGCCGACATGGATCTCTTCCAGAGAGTTCGGATCCCAGTGAACCTTGACGGCCACGAGGGTCGGGGCGGTTGTACTGGCAGTAACGGCTCCCAGAACATACCCGAAGGGTAAGAAGTCCGAGGGGTTGTCTTCACCGGAGAGCATATAGGGTGCTCCGACAGTCGTTGCGACTCTCTTGATATAGACGGGATCGCCCAATGCGAGGGCGTGAGCATGTCCGTCAATAGTGCCATCTGATTCTTTGCCCAGAACATTCAGGTACCAGATACCCTCGGTATCAACGGCGATCAGATCCGTTGCGGCAGCCGCACTATTGAATGCAACACCGACCGCACAAGAACCAGTTGCGGGGTTTCCCACGATAACTGGATCGCCCTTGTCCACAAGTCCATCTGCATGGTACGGGTGGTAAAGTTCGCTTTCGACAATTGTGAGGTGCCGCCCCTCGTAGGTGCTGGATGCCTCTTGTCCAGCGGATTTGCCTGTAATTGGATATTCACACATGATTGATTACCTGCCTCCCGCTGCAATTTCAGCGAGTTTCTTTGCGTCTTCCGGGGTCTTGCCCATCTTGAGATAGGCTGCCTCGAACGATTCTATCAGAGC